CCAGCCAGTAAGAGGATTATTTTCTACCATTTCTTCGGTTACACCCTCTACTAATTTAGGTAAAGTATATGCTTCTGCTGATTCTGGTAGACTCTCTCTAGCTTCTGCTTCTATTTCAGACATAACTGCTTCTCTCATTTCATCTTTTTTGCCACTAGCAAATCTTTCTAAATGAGCATAGGATTTAGCCATATCTTCTAGATTAATTTCTCCAGTCTCATTATTCCAAAATTTTTCTGGTATAATTTCTGGTCTTTCCATTACCTCGGATGTTTCACGTGAAACCTCTTCTTCTGTTGGTTGTTCTTGTGCTACTTCTTCAGTAGCTGGTGCTTGTTCTTCAGCCATCTTTTTTCTCCTGTATCATATTTTGACTTACGCCTTTGTTAACTCTTCTTTGGATCAATCCAACTAAATAGCGTTGACCCTCTAAATGCCTTAATTGTGAATCAGATATTTCTGGTCCAGCTACTGCTTCAAGTGTTAATGATTTGAGGTGTTTTAAGATTTCGGAACCGCCTGGTGTATTAAACATTTTGTAAAACAAAGTATTTAAGTTCTCCTCATCTTTTGGTTGTCGCTTCATACCATCTAAACCAATCAGCATATCGGGCTTTTTCTCTGCCATATTAACTCCTATTGAGGAGGCGCTTCCTCCTCTTGTTGCATTTGTTGTTGTTGCATCATCTGTTGCATTTGTTGTGCAGCAGCTTGCATTTCTTCCTGAGAACGAATGAGTTCTTCTGGAATACCTAATTTTTTAGCTACATATTTAGCAACCTCATCCTGTTTTATTAGAATATTAGTAAGTTCTGGACCTACTCTGCCTTGTATCATAGCTAAAAATCTGTCAATTGTAGCCACATCTTGTTGATGTTGTGCTTGTGCTAATGGGCTAGAAGATTGTATTTTAATTTCTCTACCATTTATTGTGGGTATTTTAATTCTTCCTTGTTTTTTAAGTATATATACTACTCTTTGTAATACAGGCGCTACCATTTCTGACTGTAATCTGCCAAAAGCAGCACCAATTTGCCTTGATAAATCTGCTTGTCTTTCAGCTACTTCAGTAGCAGACATAGGAGTTTTTTCATTTGGATTGCCTAACATATCATTATATAAGGCTTTTTTGATATTAGTTCTCATATCATTGAGTACTAAATCAGATATATTAAAATTGCCAGATGGAGCTACTGGAGTAAGTCCTTGTGATCCAGCAGCTTTTGGTATAATAGTTCCAGGTATTAGTTGTATATTATCTACATTGATAACTCCATCATCTTCTACCTGATACATACCTGATATAGACATTTGAGCATTTTCTAATATTAATTCTACTACTAAGTTTGCAGTTTTAATTGCTGGTAAAGCTAATTGTAATGGTCCACGACCATAAGTTTCCCCAGCACATTTACTCCATCTATAAATAATATAAGGATTTGAGCCAATTCCTTTAAATGTTTCTTCGTATATTTTCCTTTCAAATTCTTTTGTAATAGCACAAAATCTATATTCTTCTTCTTTTGTGTTGTAATAATTTCTATAAACTACTTCAATAACTTCGCATTCTTTATCAGGATTTTTACCCATTTCAGTCATAATTTTTTCATCAAAAGTACCTTTTGGATAAGCTACTGGCATTTCAGACATTTTAATCATTCTTCTTCTAAAAATGTGATCTATTTTGTCATCATGCCCAGATGTCATGCAAATATGAGGAAGTGGTACAGCTTTAAAATTAACTGGATTCATTGCATCTCCCTCTTCAACAAGCAAAACACCTGTACCTAATGCACAATCTAAGAAAGATTCGTGTACTTCTTGTGAAAAGTTTGAGTTTTGAAGTATTTCAAATACATAATCTGTTACTTCATCTAACATTAGATTAACTTCTTTTTCAGTTTCTTTTGGTATTTCACTACCAGCTACAAAATCAGCCCATCTAGCATAGTTTGGTACAATTCCAGACTGTAATCTTGAGGCAAACTCTTGCACGCCTACTACTGCTGTTTCATCAAATATACGATCTGTACGTTTTCTTCCTGGAGTTTCTGTGTAAAAACTCTCTCTTTGTGGTAAAGCATATTCATAACATTCTTCAAATGTACCATTCCATTGATCTTTTACAGACTTAGCGTGTTCATATCTCTTAAGCAATTGCTTAACAGGAGAGTCCATGTAGTTAATTTGTGGTTCGTAAATACTTTCTACTGGCATTATGCACCTAGTGTTTTCTTACTCATTAATGATGGTTCAAGTGCAAAGCCTCTACCTCCTCTACTACCAGACAATAAAGAACGTCTGCCACGAGTACCGTATGTAGCAGCAACTCTTTGTTCGTATTGTTCTTGTTTTAGAGCAGCAGTTTCTCTTTGAAGCTGTAATCTTTCTCTTCTTCGCTTCTCTTTTGCTTGCTCTTCAATACGAGGATCTGGTGGTGGTGGTGGCGGTGGTGCCTTTGGTCCTCCTCCGAAACTACACATGTTATCTTCTCCTTTCATAAACGCTTTTAGATTTCATATCAAAAACGTTAAAATCTCTTTTTGCTACTCTAGGTGTAGCAGTTTTTTGACCAATGGTCAATGATCTACCCTCCCCAGCACCCAATAACATATACTGCAAAGCATCATGTATATGGGAAAACCTATTTTTGTTAGGTTTTTCATCATATCTTTCCCCTGATACTTGAAGTCTACGATAATGATATCCACCATCAAATCCTTTAATTAGATTTATACATTTAGGATCTATCAATATTCCAGATTCTCCATCTATCATTCTCTGCAATGTAGCATTAACACTCTCTAATCGCAATGTAACATCGTTAGAATGTGTTGGTCTGGCATTAATTCCACGACCTCTAAGTATTTGAAATGGTGTAGATTCATCTGTTTGCGCTCTATGATCGCCAGCTGGATCGCCAAATATAACAAAATTTCTAGGTAAATATTCTGCCATTTTTTGTTTAATAAGGTCACTAAAGCGTAATATACCCATATCTTCAGCTACTAATTCATCAATAATAAGCCATCTGCCTCTAACTCTCTGTCCAAATACACAAGCTGGTGTTAATCCAAAGTCAATTCCTACATAGATAGGAGTTTCTTTCATAATAGCTACATCTGATTTAGCAACATGAATATCTCTCCTAAACATTTCATAAACCGGTTTACCATCTTCAATTTGTCCTAGTTTATTTAATACATAAACATCTATCCATGATTTAGTCTTGCCTCGTATAATACTTTCATAATAATTTTTGGTTAAGTTTTTACCATTTTCTTTATCTTTGTTATCTCCATATGAATCAAGCTTTCCCTCTTTATCCATAATTTCTAACATTGCTGGAGGTTGGTTAAAAAATCTCCATGTATCTGGCTTAACTAACATTTTAGCTTCTTGTTTAGTAATATAATCAGGTATTAATGCTTCTCCAGACAGTATTGACCACCAATGATCCGTGTCTGGTGGGTTTGTATCAGCTATAACACCATACCAGCTAGGACCACCATCGCGCATACTAGGATAACGTCCAACCCGCATAGTACAAGCATCCACAATTGACTTCGGTATCTCTCTCGCTTCATTGATCCACACTCCTGTCAATTCTAATGACAATAGTTTTTTTACATCATCTGGTCTATCTAGGGCTAAAAAGATAACTTCAAGCTCAATATCTCCTTTTTTAATCATATGAGTATAAGGTACAGACCAAGCGAAGTTTCCCCAATGTTCTTCTTCAAACCAGTCTAGCCAAGTCTTAATAGTAGTAGTTTTAAGCTGTGGGTTAGTATTACGAATAACAGCCCATCTAGATTTTCGTTTACCATCTGGACCTTTTTTTTGTTCTAATGCTCTGCGCATTACTTCAATACAACAGCTTACTGATTTGCCACTACCTACTGGTCCTCTTAATCCTCTAAAGAAAGATTCATCTTTCATGAATTGTTTTAATATTTCGCCGTCTGGCTTATAAGTTAACGATGTCATGTTCTACTGCTAGTTTGTAAAGCTTCTCTAAAGTCAAAGGATTTAAAGATTCTAATACTCTTTCAGCCTCTCTATCAGTAATTGCTTCTTTTGGTAAGTCTTTCATATGACTCATTTTGACA